GCTTGTTTCGCCAGAGTGACCGTTCCCGCTGGGATCGTCATGGCGAGCGACCCCGCCGTATTGGTCGCGTCGCCCGTGTGTGCTGGCTCCATCGCGGCGGTGATGACTGTGCTGGTGGCGTCGATGATCTGCCCCGAGGCGTTGGTCCCGACGAAAGCCTTGGAGACTGGTACTGCCGCGCCGTTGACCTGCGTGGCATTGATCGTGCCCGTCACCTGCCCGATGGGGAGGGAGAGCACGGAGAGCGTCGTCAGTGTCGAGTTCGACGTGGCCGTGATGTTCGCGGCTGTGCCAGTGGTGCTCTGGTTCAGGGTCGGCACATCCGCGGCGACCATCGCACGAAAGGATGGGTTTCCCGCGGATCCGTTCGGCGCCGCGTAGAAGTAGTTCGCCGTCTGACTCCCGAACGTTGTGTTCAGGTCAGAGCCTACCGCGATGGACGGCGTACCCAGGGCCGTGAGGTTCTTCAGGAGCCCTGTGGCAAGCCCGGCCAGACTGACGCCGTTGATTCGGTTGACCGCAGTCGCGTTGATCGTCCCCGTGACGTCGCCAAAAAAGGAGGGAATGTCGCTGTTCACGATGGCCCGGAGGCTCGGGACCCCGCTGGCCCCGTTGGGCGTGGCCCAGAAGAGGTTCTCGGCGGCGCTGGTGAAGGCTGGAACATAGGCGGCGTACGAAAATGTCCCGGATCCATTGTTCGTCAGGGCACCAGCCGTGTTCGCCAGGGAGCCGAACGAGGTCACGTTGGCCGGAATGCCGGTCAGCGATCCCCACGCCCAGGTGGTCGGGAAGGGCTGCCATGACTTGTCGCCGCGCCAGTACTGCGCCGTGGTGCCAGCGGTGATCGCTGGTTCTGCCCCCACCTGCGCCGCCGTGTAGTCGCCGGTCGTGGCCGCGACCGCACCAGTACGCCCGAAGACGGAGGTCACCGCACCGGTCGGGGTTGTCCAGACCCACGCGGAACCGTTCCAGTTGGGGTACCCGACCGTCAAAGATCCAAGCGAGTGCCCCAACAATCCTGAGACGATGGGGCCTGGATAGCTCCCCGAGAGATCCCCAGAAGCCGTCCCCGATGGCGGGAAGGATGCCGTGGTCTGTGTGGTGACCAACCACTCCGCGATCTGGTCCATGGTCAGCGTGTTGCCCCCGGCCGCGCTCCACTGGACGGACTCCTGAAGGATGTTCGCCGCCGTGGTATTGACCGTCGCGACCTCGTCCACGTTGAGGCGCTGGTAGATCGGGTGCCCCTGGTAGTAGCCGCCGTCAACCTCCAGGAAGCCCTTGACCTTGACTGTAGCCGTTGCGCCGATGGCGGTCTGTGCGAAGACGCGGAGGTCCGTCCGGAATTTCACCGCACCGCCCGCTTGCAGGTAGGGAACCGTGGTCCCGGCAAGCGTCCAGGAGACCAGTGTCGTGCCGCCCATGGAAACGGTCTGGTTCAGCGTGTTGGCGAGCGTGGCCCAGGATCCAGTACCATCCCATTCAAGCGCGTAGACGAAGCCGGGCCCCTGGTTCGCGCTCGGGATCGTCGGAATGGAGGGCGTGAGGCTGGTCAGCGTGGTTGTGGCGACCGTGATCGGCGTCGAGCTGGAGTAGATCGCACCGCCCGATCCGCCGCCTCCCCCGCCACCAGATACGCGAGCCGAGTCCGCATAGAGCGCCCACCCCGAGCGTTTCGCCGTGTCCGCGATGTGGGAGGCGCGGGCGGAATCGACATCGAAGGCGGACGGCGAAACGAGAGATCCGGTTCCCGACACGAGCTGAGAGGACGTACCGCCAGTGGTCGCGTAAGCCTGTGCGGAAATCATCCCTGTCGGGGTAATCGAAATCGGCGTCCGTTGGGTCCCACCAACCAAGCTCGTCAGGGAAAGATTGCTGCCGGTGGCCATGAGCTGGAATGTCCAGGCTGATCCAGTCGGAGCAGGGTCTTGAATGTTCACGTCGGGGCCCGCGCCAATGGCATCAGACGCCGTGCGATTGGCGGTCAGCACGATACCGGTAACCGAATTGGAGAACGTCGCTGAAGTCCCTCCAAGCGGGCCAGTTAGTGTTCCGCCCGACAAAGGCAGGTAGCGCCCGATAAGCGTCCGCAGGGCCGAGGAGGTGTCCGCCAGCAGGATGCGCGCGAGGGCCATGGAATCGGCCTGGAGGGTCCGGAGCGTGGTTGCGGTGTCGGAGATCAGCATATCGACCTGCCCCGCCGTCTGCCAGCCCTGGGAGTTCGCGGCGAGGCTGTCTCCGATGAGGGGGGATGCCTGGGCGGAGTCCAGGTAGTACCCCGCGTAGTCGCTCCGCTGAGGCACTACAGGCCCAGTGCGCCCGGCGAACGAGGAGACGCCTCCGCCCCCGCCACCGCCCGTGATCGGCACGCTGGTGGCGCTGGTAATGCGCCCGAAGGAGTCCACTGTGCCCTGGAAGACATGGGTCGCGTCCCCGTACGCCCCCGGCGTGACGCCGGAGTAGTTGAGGAAGATGGTGTCACCGGAGCGGCGCAGACCCGTGCCGACATTCCACACGGAGTCGAGGTACATGAGATCCACCGGAGCGCCCGAGGTGGGGCGGTGGAGCACGAAGGTTCCTGGGCCGGTGGGAGACTGGGCCAGGGCCGCCGCGATGGTGAGTAGGAGTGCCCTGAGAGGTCCCTTAAGCACCGACATACAGCACCCCGAAGATGTGTGCGCCAACATTCGCGGGCCACATGAGCGTCAAATTGCTTCCCCCAGACCCGTCTCCGTATGCAGGCGAGAGCGTGATGTCATACCCACCGAGAAGGTGCGTCGTGACCGGAAACATGGTTGGTGTTGCCGCCTGGGAGAACATGCCCATGATAACCCCCTTGGGTACGGAAGATGCGACGGCCTGCCAGGCCAACCACTGAGCTTCAACAATTCCAGCCATATTTATGCCGTAGTGTACGGGGTGGGATCCAGCTCCGGTACCAGTCGCCATCGCGGGAATGTCGACATCCAGGTAGAATACGTTCACGGACAGTTGGTTGAGGCGGACCTTGGCATTGCCGACGGCCAAATCTGCTCCAGAGTTCCCTGCCGCAACCGCTGTGCAGGGCACCGTGTAGATGCCTACACCTCTGGACAACACGACTTCTGCGGCTTCTGCTCGGGTCGTCTCTGCGGTCACCAATGCCGTAGCGGATACCAGTGCCGCCGCTGCCGCGCCCGCCGCGTCGAACGCCGAAGATGCTTGCGTCGCGGCGGACCCGAGCCCCAGGTTCGCCTGCGCTGCCGTCGCGCTCACGATGTCGGACAGGTTGTTCGCCGGCTGAAGAGTGCTCGCCAGGAGTTGCGCAAGTGTCACCTTGCGGCTGGTGGGGGCGGACTGCGACAGCTGCTGAAACTCCAAGAGGTCCGTCGCCGGCGTGAGCACCGTCGCGGCAGTCAAATCCTGAATTCTGTAGCCCATGGTTAGCCCCCCACCAGTCTTGTTTGAAGGTCATCTGTAACTCGCACCGTGCCGTCGTCGGTGATGCGGAAGTCCGTGAAGATCAACTGCACACCCGCCGGCACTGCCGATGGCCGAATCTGCGCCACGGTGATCCCCGGGATCGCCCCCGTACCATAGAAAGCATACACCTTGGCGGGCTGCACTTCTTGTAGGATGATGGGGGCGACGCCGCCCGCCACTCCGCGGATCGCCGCGATCAGCTGCTCGGGTGTGCCGGAGGTTGCCTTCAGCGCCGCTGTCTGGACGGTGATCCGATACGCGGAGTCCGTCGCGCCGTTGCGCAAGGGTGCCCCGAAGATCGCCCCAAGCATGTCCAGCTGCACTCCGATGGCCGTGGCCATGTCGAACGCCGTCAGCAACTCCTGGATCGCGTCCTCGACCAAGTTCATCTCCGAGGCCAGCATCGAGATCATGTTCGTGATCCGCGAGGGCGTCGTGTCGGTGCGCCACTTGTACTGCTCCAGGAGAAGCTCCTGGAGGTCGTTGTGGTCGACTGGCTGGATGGGTTCGTCGCTCATAGCGTACCGTAGGCGATGTAGGTGCCGTTCGGGATCTCCGCCACGTTTCCGGGGCCGAGCACGATGGGCCCTGCGACGTAGGTGCTGCCGTCTGTGGAGACCGTCACCTGCGCGTTTCCGATCCCCGGCACCGTGTAGATGGGGGCCAGGAACCTCGGCGCGATCACGTCCTTGCCTGCGGTGAACTCCGCCGCCGCCCACGCGAGAATTGCGGTCGTGATCGCCGCGTTGCCTGGGAAGGACTCCTCGGTGTAGAGGTCGTAGAGCACCTTCACCCAGATGAGCGTCGCCGTCGGAATGTTGAAGGAGACGTTGTGCAGGGTCCCTTGGGAGTCCGGCACCGAGCGCGTCGTGTTGCCCCCCGTGGCGATGCCTGCGGGTTTGCTGGCCCACACCGCGTTGGCGATGGCCTGGGGATCTCCGCCGACCACGGTCGCCGTCACGGAATGCGCTGGGGTGTAGGCGTCGATCGCCGTGTCGCCGTCGTTGGAGGACACCGCCACGGTGGAGACACCGGCCACGTTGTCGTAGATGTAGGCGGTCATGGCGGCGGGAGTGGAGAGCCCAAGGCCGATCTGTTGTGCGCGGCGCAGGCGCAGGGCGTCGTCGGTCTCCACGTCGCGACCAGGAACGCCGGGCACGAGGTTCGTCACGAAGGCCCAGCCGGTCTGCGGGGAGACGATCGCCGTCAGCTCGTTGATCGCCACGGTCTGGGCGCCGGTCACGTTGCAGATGAACGAACCCTGGGAGCCGATGAGATCCGTCGTCCACTGCGAGTTCGAAGGGTTAGCCGACGAGTAGGAGTACGGGGTCATCGGGTGCTGAAGCCGAAGGACCACGCCCGTCGGGAACTGCTCACCGCCAACCGCGTCCGTCGTCGGGTACTGGATCACGCCGCTGGACCAGACCTGGGCCACGCCAGGAAGCGTCGGCGGTGTGGGGGTGCCCCAGGTGCCTGCGTTGATCGCGATGGCGAGCAGATTCATCGTGTTGATGGCCCGCGTCGTGGCGTCCGCGTCCGAGGTCGCGGTCACGGAGAAGCTGCCGAACGATGTGACCAGCGTCACCGTGGCACCGATCGCTGGCACGGTGCCGAACGACAGGTAGAGGTCCTGGCAGGAGCCCGACGAAATGACGGCGTTGGTGGATAGGGAGAATACCACCGCCCCCCTCACCCGTCGGGCCGTGCTGCCAGAAGGAATCGTTACCCCGTCGTTGGCGGGGAGAGCGTAGAGATTCGCGTACACCGTGGACTCCGCCGCGGCGATACGCACGACGCCCGTGTAGGTGCAGATGCGGTCCAGGGCCGCACCGGAAGCCTGTGCCGGATCCATGGATGCATAGACCTCCTGAGTCGCGTCCCACATGTCGCCCAGACCTGCGGCCTCCAGGCCCAGGAGCTGTCCCGTGGGGCCTTCGGCGGAGGTGTCGATCGTCGGGCCGAAGAACGAGACCATCGCGGCGTTGAGGCTGGAGAGGATCTGCTGGAGCGTGCGGGCGACGAAGCCCGTGGTTGTGACGTAGGTTCCCATCAAATGCTCCCTTGGACGGCTGTGCCGTCGGTGGCGATGGCGGAGAAGTTCACGTAGAGCGTCCGCGTCGCGGAGTTCAACTTGCAGACCACGGAGACCACCGAAGACACGCCGGGCACGAGCGCGATCTGCGCTGCGAAATACCTCTGGAGGGTGGCGAGATTCGGCCCCTTGATGAGCACCTGCCCGACGTAGTCGATCCCGATGGAAGGGTCTTGGTACCACTCGCCCAGCATGGTGCGTAGCCGGGTGATGACCGCCTGGGCCACGACGGCGTTGGTGACTTGGTGGAACTTCAGTTGCCCGGTGGGATCCAGGTAGAGGTCGTACATCGGCGTGGCGATCGTGGGGTCCACGGCGTCGATCCCGAGGGCGATGGTCGTGCTCATTTCAGAAGCTCCTGCAGGGAGGCCTTGTCGAGAGCGACCTGTGCTCTCGCGACAGTGTGCAGCGTGGCGGCGGCTGTGGCCGCAGCGACGGCAGCGGTGAGGA